GAAGATGTGAGAACATCCAGCATAGCTAGTAATACACCGGTAAGGGCGGAGAAATCCGTGCAAGAGGAGATCGTAATGTCGGAAGATAAAACTCCCGAAATCGACTTGGAAGCCTTTGCAAAGCAAGTAGCAGAACAAACTGCTGCTAATATTGCAATGAAGCAAGCCGAGCAAAAAGCTGTGGAGAAAGCTGAAGCCGAAAAGGTAGAAGCTGCCGAAGCAGAGAAGGTCAAGCAAGAGGAGGACGTTAAGACTGCTATTAAAGTAGGAGTTGAAACTGGTGCTGAAAGGCTTGTAAAAGATGTAGAGGATAAGCTCGCAGCAAAAGATGTTGAGATTGAAGAAGTTCTCAAAACTTATAAGACGGATCTTGAAGAGAAGAAGGAAGAAATTTCCCGCCTTCAGGAATCTAAGCGAGTCTTCGCAAATCGCGGTGACGGTGACATTTCTAAGTGGGGCAAAGAATTTATGTATGCTTCAGTTCTTGGAAAAGTTACTGGCAGAGGTTGGGATACCAATTATGCCCGTGATGTCATGCAAAAAGCGGGCGTTAGTTATGACGCCTCAACTGGTATTGGCCTGGACGCAAGCGTATCTTCTACTTTCGAGAATGAAGTACGACTTGAGCAAAAAGTCGCTAATCTCTTTAGAGAAATGGCGGTTAATTCAGGTGCTACTGTCATGCCAATCATTCCAGATACTGAAGATGCAAACTGGAATGCAACTGGCCTAGAAACTACTGCTAATCTCTTGGAAGAGAAAGGTGCTACTGATAACAACTTTCACGTTGGTCGTGTAACACTTAATGCCTATCGTTTGATTTCCGGTACATTTATCGCAAACGATACAGACGAGCAAATCGTCGTTAATGTTCTTCCTTGGGTTCTATCAGCTCTTGCACGAGCACACGCTCGAGCAATTGATGGTTCAATCATGAATGGTACAGCTAATCAAGCTGGACTTTGTGGTGGAGCAGGTACTGATGGAGCTGGATCTTTCCATGCTGCAGATTCTGCTAATGTTACTGATATTGCTAATGACGGCTCAGGTGCACTAACTGGTGCAAACTTACTGGCCGCTCGTTCTGAAATGGGCAAATACGGAGTCAATCCTAATGATGTAGCATACATTGTTAATGTTGAAGAGTATTTCAACCTAATTGCAGATGCTGCGTTCTCAGACATCTCAGAAGTTGGTAGTGAGATTGCCATGAAGGTAGTCGGTCAGGTAGGATCTATTTATGGATCTCCTGTAGTAGCAAGCGATCAATTCGCACGTGCTACCACTAAGACAGCTGCTTGTGCAGTCAATACGCATAACTACTTAATGCCTCGTTTGAAGGCTGTAGGTATTGAAACTGACTATGAAGTAGCGGGTCAGCGTACTGCGCTAGTTGCTGCTCAATCCAGAGGATTTGAGGAGTTAGTTGCAGGTGCTGGTGCAGATCAGCCAGCCGTTAGAATTGAATACGCCTAATTAGGTGTGTTTAACATTATTAACTTGCGGGGAGAGTTTTGGCTCTCCCCCAGGTTTTTACTAATTGACTTATGACTGATTTAATCACGAGAGACGAGTACAAGTCCTTAAAGAACCTTTCTCAGAGTGTAAAAGAGGATGGTAGGATTGATGCGCTCATAGATTCTGTGAGTCCATTAGTAAAATCCTATTGTGGAAATAGTCTAGTAGATTACTTTTCCGCTAATAAGACGGAAACCTTTAATATTAATTGGGACACTCATATGGTCCAATTAACTGAAAGCCCTGTCAATACGATTGTAAGTGTACAAGAACGTGAAGGATACTCTAGCTCCTATACTACTCTTACAACAGGTGCTCAAGAATATTACTTAGATACTGATACAGACAGTGTAATTCGTACTACATCTGGTAGTGCTTATACTAACTGGCCAAGAGGGCCGGGTGCTGTCAAGATCGTTTATACAGCAGGGTGGGAAACCACTCCCAAAGATTTGCAACTAGCGGTTGCTGATCTTATAACTTATTATTTAAAAGACGAATACAAAGAAAGACGAAGTTTACAAGGTGCAAGTATAACAAATCAAGGCACTTCATCAGCAGCTAATAATGTGGATTTTCCAGATCACATAAAGAGGGTCTTAGACCTTTATAAGAATTTCTAATGGCTAGCCAAGACCAAAAACGTAAAGCTAAAATCATTTTAGAGGATCTGGAAAAAACAAGAGAAGGCGGATCAGAAGATATGCGAAAAGTATTAGAAAGGCTAAATTTTAATATTTTTGCTGTAAACATCCCCGTATTCATAGATGCAATAACAGAGTTATTTCCAGGAGTGGAAAAGAGTGAAAATGAAAGGGCAGCTGCACAAGTTTTTAACTATCTTAGAGGTAAATTATTATCTCACGAGAAAACGGCGTGGAAAAGATTAAAAGAACACGATGATTTTAATCTTTCTGCAGAAAAATATGTAGAAGCTCATACAGCTATGTTAAACTCTGGCCATACATTTGCCACTCTAACTATGGCATATAATACCATAGTTAGAGATTATAAAGGGGGTCATGTTAAAAAGGGAATAATAAAGTTTTATGAAGGTTTAGTAGATAAAAATAGTTTAGAAACACAAGCAGGTTTAGCAGGAGGAAAATCTACTAAAGACGGACAGTTTGGTATGCAATTAGGCCATGGTGATATAGGTCAAGCCAGTGCAACTATGAGAATGGAGAGAGCTGCAACGATTGCAGGTGCTAAAGGGGAGGTAGGGTCTGAATCGCTGATAGGACAGTCTATTCAAAAATTTCAAGATAAAATTAATAAAGTAAAAATAAAGGTTCCCAATGCTCAAACCTGTGATATAAAAAGAGCAATGAGTTTTGACTCAAAAGGAAACTTAAAATTAAGTCATATTCATGTAATAAGTAACCAGTCAGCTAGATCTAATAGCCAAGATGCTGTAGATGAAAGAGCAGGTGTACAAGCAGTACAACGAGATATGCAGGGTATAATGAGTGATCCCGGTTCTGTAACCCCTATTGAAGCAATAGAATCTGTATTATTCAATAGTGCCGCTGGTAAAAGTAAGAGCAGGAGAAAAAGAGTAACTGGAACACGACGAAAAAGTGTAAAATCTGTATCAAAAGGATCGGCTAAAAAAACTTTTACTGATGATATGGATATACCAGTAATGAAAACGGCTGGGATAGATAAGAGTGTTATACCTTTTGCAGCAAGAATGGTGAATAAGAGTAGGAGCAAAAAAGGTCAGACACCAAGTAGAGCGCCTCTACATTTAATTGGATTAATGAATAAAGAATTACCTAGTAAAGTAAAAGAAAATATGGGTCGACCACGTTTAGAGAATCAAACGGGGAGATTTGCAGAATCTGTAAGACTTACGGAAATGATCAATACTCCTCAAGGATTCCCATCTATAGGGTATACTTATCAGAGAGATCCATATGGAGTACACGAACAAGACTCTGGTTATGATCCACGAAAATTAATAGATCAATCAATACGAGAGATAGCAATGCAGTTCGCAATAGGAAGATTTTATACTAGAAGGGTATAACAATGGCAACTAGATCATATACAACGCGTAGACAGGGAATAGTAAACGCCATAGTAGAGAAATTGAAAAAAATTGATGGTACGGGTTACTACCATGTAGATCTAGGACAAAATGTACACCCTAGATTAAAGTTCTGGGACGAAGTAGACGAGTGGCCTGGTGTACATGTAAATGCAGGAATGGAAACAAGAGAATATTTGACCGGTGGCGTAAAAAATAGATTTTTAACTGTTATGTTACGATGCTATGTAAATGAAGAAAATGCGGTAGATGGGTTAGATGCCTTATTAGAAGATGTGGAAACGGTACTAGAAGATAATTCAGGCATGACATATAAAGATAAATTAGGTGTAACACAATCTATCCAGCAAATCACTATTCTCAGTATTAATACTGATGAGGGTGTACTTGAACCAATGGGAGTAGGAGAGCTTACTTTAGAGGTTCGATACTAGAAAATCCTGGCAAGAACAAAAGTTCTAGTTCAAGGTTTTTCAAGAGTTAAAGGAGACAAAAATGGCTCAACAATTATATTTTAGCCGAGACTCGATAATGCTTTTGGAGATAGGATCTACCACTTGGAAGATTCCTGTCCTTGAAGGTTTTAGTTTTTCTCAGGCTACGAATGTGTCGGAAGTAACCTTGAACGAGATGGAAAGTACTGCAGGAGTAAGTCGTCGAGGACGAAGAGCTTTTAATGACTCTCTATCCCCGGTGGAGTTTTCTTTTGGTACTTATATCCGTCCGTTCAAAGCAGAGGGAGGCACAAATTATAGTGCAGCAGGTGCAGGAAGGGCAGATTCTCAGGCATATCATCATGCAGTGGAAGAAGCACTATGGGCTCTATTTTCAGGGCCTGGTCAATATAGTGATTCTGCTTTTAGATTTACAGAAAACTATGATTCGACTGATTATCATCAAACTACTCATGATGGAACTAATTTAGATATAGATTTTTCCCAATCAAATAAATCAGCTTTGGGTACACCACATGGTAGTTCAGACTCCAATGCAAACTTATATTTTACTATAGGAGATGCTCATAAGATTACTTATAAACTAGGTAAAGTTGCATTAAATGAAGCATCTATTGATTTTGATATTGATGGTGTTGCAAGTATTAACTGGTCTGGTATGGCGGATACAATTACTCAATTTTCACGAGAAACTGCGGTTAATGATGCAGATGTATCTGCTGATGCTGAATTTACTCTAGATTCTAATGAGGGTATTGTAGCGGGTCAAACTGTTACTGATGTAGCAGATACTCTAACTACAGGAGCTTATGTAGTTTCAGTAGGAACCAGTAATAAAGTAACTTTAAATGCCGCACAAACTTTAGCAGATGATGTTGTACTAACTTTTGGACCTCCAGTTACTGATATTACTGAAGGTACTGGAAGAACAGATAACTTTATTCGTAATCGATTAACAACTCTGGAAATTGATCCAGTTGATAGAGATCCGGGTGATACAGGTACTGACGTACTAGAGGATGACTATACTCTAACACTAACAGGTGGTAATATAACATTATCTAATAATATTTCTTACTTAACACCAGAAGAGTTAGGAGTGGTGAATGTACCAATTGGTCACGTAACGGGTACTCGTTCATTTTCAGGCAGTTTTACTTGTTACTTATCAGATGATACACTTAATACTACGTCTAGTAAAGACTTCTTTGATGATGTTACTGCAATTCGTGAAGTAGTATCTAACGCATTTAAGTTAGTATTTAGTATTGGAGGTGGAACAGAAGCATCAGCAGTTACTCCAAGTTTACAGTTAACTTGTGCTAAAGCTCACGTAGATATTCCTACTCACTCTATCGAAGACATTATTACGTTGGAAACTACGTTTAATGCTTTGCCTACTTCAATTGACAGTACAGATGAAGTAACCTTAAAGTATTACGGGCCAACAGCAGCATAAAAATAGTTCTTGACATTTTCGTCAAGTTGAAGTATAATGTATTAATAATCGAGCAGGGGGTAAAACCCCTGCTACCTTTTTAACAAAAACAGGAAGCAGTAATGACAGAAACAATTAAGAAACCACAGGTTTCATTAGCGAGTCTTATGACTCCAAGCAAAACGGTAGAGATAGATTTTCCTGGTTATGATGGTTTTTCAGTAAGTTTATGTTATTTGGCTAGAGAGGAACTATTAAAGCTACGAAAAATTTGTTTAACTACTAAATTTAATAAGAAAACTCATCAACCTGAAGAGGAATTAAATGATGAGAAATTTTTAAAAGAATATTGTAAAGCAGTAATTAAGGGGTGGAAAGGCCTGAAATTTTCATACTTAGAAGAGTTTCTTTTGGTGGATATTTCAGAGTATAAAAAATCAGATGTATTACCCCACACTCAAGATAACGCAGAGTTACTCATGAAAAATTCAGGATCATTTGATACATGGGTAACAGATACTATTGGTGATCTTGAAAATTTTACTGGGAGCAAGTAACACAGATTCAGGACTTACTTGTTCGGTATGTAAAAGAGCAAGCTTCTCCAGTAGATCTTGATAAGTATTTAAGAATCTGCGAACAGCTTGGGCAAGAGCCTGACCCACAAAAGATGCCGCTGAGCACATCGGATTTTCCGATGGAGCTTCAAGTGGCATTTTTTATGTATGGATTGTTATCGGATGTTTGGGAAGGTATGTCAGGAACTTTCATGGGGAAAGATTGGGCTCATTGTGATCAGCTCTTTAAACTCTGGGATGTAGATGATCCTCGAATAATTATGTACTTTATGAAATTGTTGGAACGTGAATGGATGGAGCACAGAGCAGAAGAAGCAGAAAGAAAACGAAAATCAGACGAACGTAAGAATAAACAAAGCGGTGGAGGCAAAAACTACACCCATAACATACAAGGATAATGGCCGCAAATAAAATTTATATAGATGTTATCATCGATGATAAAGGCACTACTAAACGAGTAGCTGTTGATGCAGCGCAACTTGGTGTTAATCTAGATAAAACTGGTACGAGCGGCAATAAAGTCGGCCATGTGATGAAGGGGATTAGTAAACAATCTTCAAACACCACTAAAAACTTTTCTAAAATGTCCGAAGGTATCACAGGAGGCCTGGTACCTGCATACGCTACTCTAGCCGCTAATATATTTGCCCTTTCTGCAGCATTTAATTTCTTTAAAAAACAAGCTGATTTATCTATTCTAAGAGAATCTCAAGTTTCCTATGCTCAATCAACCGGTACTGCTATTAAAACTTTAACCACTTCTTTACAAGAAGCTAGTGGTAATATGCTTACTTTTAAAGCATCCGCAGAAGCCGCGGCTATAGGCATGGCTAAAGGGTTTACTCCCGAACAAATGGAGAGTTTAGCGATAGGAGCTCGAAAAGTATCGGCAGCTCTTGGAAGAGATTTTGAAGATGCTTTTGATCGTTTAGTACGTGGTGTATCAAAGGCAGAACCAGAACTATTGGACGAATTAGGTATTACTTTAAGACTAGCTAATGCTACTAAGCGATATGGAGATCAAATAGGTAAAAATGCAAAAGAATTAACAGAATACGAAAGAAGCCAAGCTGTTATGGTAGAAGTTCAAAGACAGTTAAATGAACAGTTTGGAGATCAAGCATTACAAGCTAATCCCTTCCAACAATTACTAGTTACAATGGATGACATGATAAATAAAGTAATGGAAGGAGTACTACCTGTATTTTCAGCTATTGCTGATACTATAAATAGATCAGCAGGAGCCGCTGTTGCAGTATTTGGTTTAATAGCTTTGAGTATTCTTAAATCAATTCCAGCTGTTGCAAACTTTAGTCAAAATATAGATAATTGGATAACAGCCCAAACAGAAGGTTTTGAGGATGCAAAAAAAGCACTAGAAGATTATAAACAAGAAATATTAGATGCAGATAAAGCAGCAGAACTTTCTAGTGGCAAGGGCAGAAAGAAGGCTGGAGAGATGGTCAAAGGTGGAAACAAGTCTAAAGTGCTTGAAAGATTCTCAACAGGTAAAATGAAGGGGGCGGACGAACATAACTTAAAGAAAGCATTAAAAGGTGCGGAGTCGCAACTTGATGCACATGGAAAAATTACGTCTGGAATATTTTCAGGATATGCTAAAAAAGATGTAGCTATTATTAAGAAAAGTCTTGGTCAAAGTGATGGAGTTTTCAAAAAATTCTTTAAAACGAAACTTAGAGGATTCAAGAAACTTTCATTAGGAGCAAAGAGAGAGTTTGCTCGTATAAAAAAATATAGTAAAGCAATGCTGGGCGGTATAGGTAAAGCAGCGGGTGCTATGGGTAAAATGATGGGCAAAGCTATGGCTTTTGCCGGTTGGGTTGGAATGTTAATGATGGTATGGAACGCATTTAAAACATTACAAGGTAAAATATATGATGTAGCAATAGCATTTCTTACTTTTGTAGATAAAATGTTAAATTCAGGTATTGGTAAGATGGTTAGAGAAGGAATAGGGGCTGTTGTAAAAGCTTTGGGCTCTGTTGTTGATTTTGTAACTGAAAAGTTGGGTAATGTGGCTAAATTTATACTTGGAATCTACTCTAAAATTTTAGGGTTCATTCAAAAAATACCTGGAGCTATTGGAGAAGGAGCAGGAAAAGCTAAAGAATTTTTAGATGCTCAAATAGACACAAACAAATTGTTACAAGGTACTAATTTAGCTCAGTACGGGGAAGACATGATAAACGCCGCAGGAGCTACATCTGATTTAGCAGGTGCGTTTGAAGAATCTCCTATAGGCAAATGGACTTTGTCAGTACAAGAGTCCGCACAAGCAGCTAATGATGCCGAGTCCGCATTTAATAGTTGGCAATCGTTAATGAAATCAATGACTGATGATATAAAGGCCATGGAAGAAGGTGTTAGGGCCACTAATGATGCAATATCTGCCGGTAAAAATATAGCAGAATATTTAGCTACAGCAAATTTGGGCAATGCCTTGGATAAAGCTAATAGAATGTTTGAGGATACAGGTCATGAACCATATCTCCAAACTATGCTAGATAATTTAGCTAAAGTAACTCTTCCACACGTTACTGAGGCTTTAAGGAAATATAATGAGGGTGATTATACAATAACTGAGTTGATAGACGACTTAAAAGGCTCTGCAACTTCGGGTCAAATAGCAACGGCGGGCGAAACAGACTTTGTTAACCAAGTCGAAAGTTTACAAGAAGCACTAAGAAATCCAGGAAGTTTAGACGCATTAAATCTAGCTTTACAACGTACAAAAAATGCTGCTAATCAGGTAACAACTGGGATGACAAATCTGAATGAAGTAACTGATATAAATGACAGATTAAATACTGCAGCCGCTGGAAATTATGATGAATTAAAAGCAAAAGTTGAAGGGCTTATTGATACAAAACAAAGATTAAAAATTGAAGAAATAGAAAGAGCTAATAGACAAGAATTTTTTCATAGACAAGGAACTTTAGTAGCCAAGAAACTAAAAGAATTAATAGGGATAGAAGAAAGACAAGCAGCTATAGAATCTAAATTATTGGAAATAGCCACTCTTAGAATGAAGATTGATGAAGGAGAAATGCAGCAGACAGAAATAGAGGCGGCAGAAAGACAACTAGAAGTAGCAACAAGCGAGCTCGCTAGAATGAGAGCAGCAAAAGAAGTCTATAAAGAAGATATAAGTGATATTGGAAAGATAAGACAAACTACTGTAGATCAATTAGGAACAGGACTGGCTGCAGCTTTTGATGGAATTGTAATGGGAACAAAAACTGTAAAAGAAGCTTTTAAAGATATGGCAATGGGAGTACTACAGTCTCTTTCTAAGATGATTTCAGAAATGCTAGCTGCAAAAATAATGGCAGATATGCTAGCCATGGCTACAGGAACCCCTTCAGCCGGCGGAGGTGCCAAATACGAAACACCAACTATGGGAAGCGATGCTTGGATGCACCATAAAAAGGGAGGAATCTCTAAACCACCTGGATATGCAATGGGTGGAATCGCTAAACCATCTTCATATGCAAGAGGTGGAATTTCAAAGACCTTTAATAGCCTAGATGGTAGCGGAGGTTATCCTGCAATACTTCACGGAACTGAAGCTGTTGTACCATTACCAGATGGAAGATCTATACCTGTAAGTATGAAAGGCGGAGCAAATAATAATATAGTTGTAAATATTGCGGCAGATGGTCAAACTACTACACAAGGAGCAGACCTTGAAGGAATGGGACAGGCAATTGCGGCAGCAGTTCAAGCGGAATTACAAAATCAAAAACGGTCAGGGGGCATGCTTAACCCCTATGGAGTAGCATAATGACAATTGGATTTAATACAACATTATCATTTGGAAACCATGATGTAGCTCCAGATAAGGGAATGACAAAAAGTTCTAAACCTAGAGTTAGAATAGCAAAATTTGGGGACGGGTATGAACAAAGACTTGTAGATGGGATTAACTCTATTGAAGAAAATTATAAACTTTCATTTAAAAACAGACCTAAAGAAGAAATAGATGACATAGTAGCTTTTTTTGATTCTTTAAATGGAGTTACATCATTTGATTTTACTTTTCCTGACAGTAATAATAGCGGTGAAACTACTATTAAAGTAGTATGCGCCCAATATAATTCAAATTATACTAGTAATAATCATTACACTTGTTCCGCAACATTTAGAAGAGTATATGAAGCATGACAGAATTAATAGAAGTAGTACAGAAACAAGATCCTGGTAGTGAGCTAGTAACTCTGTTCGAGTTGGCTTTTAACGATTTAACTTTATATTTTCATCCTGGACTAAATGATAATGAAGATTTAGATAACTTATATTTTGAAGATGTAGAGGATCCTTGGAAGATTAGAAAATATGTCCCTTTCCCAATAGAGATGACAGGAGTAGAATATAATGCAGATGGAGCAACTAATAGGCCTTCTGTTACAATAGCAAATGTTACTACTCAATTTAGTACTTTAGTGGGGGCAACTAATGAAGATTTAATAGGACAAATTATTACTGTACGACAGACATTAAAGTCTTACTTAGAAGATGAAGATGCTTATAACAATGGTGGAGCAGGGCTTGGTAATGGTACTGCCCCTATAGAGTTTCCAAAAAAGAAATTTATTATAGATAGAGTAGCTGGCGAGACTAATCTAGCTGTCACTTTTGAACTCAGTTCCCCTTATGATTTACAAGGAATAAAACTACCAAATAGACAAGTTATAGGAAAATATTGTAGTTGGATTTATAAAGGTCAAGTAGAGGGAAAAGGGGGAGGCTGTACTTGGAAGGGAGAAAAAGAATATCCTACTGGATCCGGAGATACAATGGCAACTCATAAAGCTTATTTCACAGATGAAAATGATCCTTTAGTTACTCCCGCACAATTAACAGCTATGAACAATAGCCATCCTGGAGCAAAATCATATACAACTTGGACAACTGCAACTTCTTATAATACGGGGTCAGGAACACAATATGTAGAGCATAGTAATACTGTTTGGAAATTACTTTTAACTCATACCTCTGCTCTAGATAAAGCTCCAAAAGCTAATTCTAAATATTGGATTAGAGCAGAAGTGTGTGGTAAACAACTATCTTCTTGTAAGTGTAGGTTTCAATTTACACCATATAGTTATGCAACTCCTAATTCTCATCCTACAACAGCTAAAAATACAAGTGAAGCTTTACCTTTCGGGGCTTTTCCAGGAAGTCAGAAATTCAGATGATAAAACATTTATCCGCCATAGAAGATCATTTCAGACATTGGTATCCGAAAGAAGGTTGTGGCGTAATAGGAATTGTAAAGGGCAAATCAAAATGGTTTCCTTGTGAAAATCTTGCTGAACAAAAAGAAGATTTTATAATGAATACAGAGGATTTTCACAATGCTAATCTAGAAAGTGATGTTATAGCAATAGTACATAGTCATGTTGATAGTAGTCCGGAACCAAGCTATAACGATAGAAAATATTGCAATGCTATAGGGATTCCTTATTATATTTTTAGCTATCCTAATATGGAGCTAGAAATAGTAAAGCCCAGAAAAGTAGTTAATGAACTAGCAGGGCGAGAATATGAATTCGGAGTATTTGATTGCTTAGAAGCAATACGAGATTTTTATAGTCAAAAATTAAAAATAAATTTAAAAAAACGAGAACCTTACTTAGATGATTGGTGGGAGAAGGGAAAAGATTATTTCACTCCTGAACATATTAGAGAGTGGGGGTTTCACCCTGTAGAAGATTTAAAAGAAAACGATGTTCTTATTTTTTCAATGGGAGCAAAAGTAGGTACACATTGTGGTGTGTATTTATATGACGATATATTTTTTCATCATGCGGTAAATAGATTATCCTGTAAAGAAAATCTTTATCCATTATGGAAAAAGCATTTAACTGGAATATATAGATATGGCTCGTAAAATTTATTTAAATGGCGAAATGTCCAATAAATTTGGAACTGTACATCCTTTTGTAGGAGATACGGTACATGATGCTATTCGTCTTATAAATGCTAATAATCCAGAATTTAAACCTTACTTAATTAAGTGTATGGAAGATAATATTGACTTTTCCATAACAGTACATGGAAAAGAATTAGTAGATGCTAGGGAATGTTTACTTCCTTTAAAAGAAGGAGATATAATTATAACTCCTATTCCTGCGGGATCTAAATCTGGTGGCGCAAAAATTCTAGCTGCAGCAGCTATTGCTATATTATTATTTACACCTGCTGGTCCGGCCTTATGGGCTGCTGCAGGGCTTCCGGGAGGTTCAGCAGCCGTAGCAGCTGGAACAGGTATGGAAGCTCTTGCAGCGGCGGGAACTTTTGGTGGTTATGTAGGATATGGGGCTTCTTTATTAGCAATACAGTTAGCAGTTGCGGGTATTCAGCAACTTATGGCTCCCGATCCTGCAACAGATCAAGAAGACCCTGAAGGCTATATGTTAAGTGGTAGTCAACAAAATATAGTTGCTGGAGACCCTGTACCAATTTTATATGGAGAATTACGAGTTCCTGGACAACCAGTTTCTTTCGAGGTAAAAAATACAAGATCCCATCTTCGTAGTGAAGTAACAACATGGGATAATGATTTGTTGATGAGTGATGATGTTCATAATGATCCTATGACAATGCACGAGGAAGGAAAAAACGCTAAAGGAGAATATTTAAATACACACAGAGAGGTAATACAAGAATGGGGAACTACTTATGGATCTCGAGAAGAGCTGTACGGTAGAAGCCAAGATATGCTTATTACGGATATAATATCCGAGGGCCCAATATATGGGCTAGTTAATGCTTCTAGTAGTGTATATTTAAATGGAGATTCGGCAGTAGACGTTGGAGATGCAGCAGTTAATGCTACTCAAACAGCGGCTAGATTTGTTGTTACTGATGGAGATGATGAAGTAACATTTAAACAAAATGATCAAAGTATTGTTATCCCCCAATCAGACAGTCCTAGATACCTAAATATTACAGACTATAAAACCCAAGAAGATGTAACAACTGTTAAAGCGGCATCAATGACTGCTTCCTATAATAGTGGAATTAAAATAACTACAGATGCGGGTTTTTTCCCCGCTCCTTATAATACTTCTCCTGTTACGAATAATGCCTGGGGGTGGCAGGGAGGCAATCCAGAAGCATCTGTAACATTTAGATTATCTTTAGATGGGGTCGTAAAATTTACAGGGCATTTCACCAAATTTATTTCTAGTTCAGTAGCTTATGCTGACTCTTCTTCTTATAACCTACCTCCTCAATTTGATCATACTAGAACCGATTATAAAATACATGTAGATTATGCTGTAGAGATTGAGTCGGTAACTGAGCTAGACGAAGCGACTGGTACTCAAACTATAACTTTAGTGGAGGAGTTTGATGGAGACGATTCCGGAACTGATGGTGTAAAAGCAAATGTTACAGGCGCAAATAGAAATATTGGAGATATACAAGCAGGAGTAGGAAAATCTGTTAAATATGATGGATTTTCTTGTAATTTTTTAACTGGAAAATTAGCTCAAGAGGGTTTTCCAAACCCAGGAGGTACAGGACTTGGAAGCGTAGCAATAGCTTCAAACTATAACTCTGAGATTACTGGGCCATTAGATCTTGGCGGAGACCAATCCACAAAAGAACTTCAAGGTACTGTTGCATTTGGTTTATCTGCAACTCAAGCAAGAGAAGTAGATGAAATTAGAGTACTTTTTAAATATACTGCATTAATAAATACAAGTGAAAATGGTAATCTACATGATGGAAAAGCTTTTTATACAATGGCCATGTCTCTTGATAAAGGGACGGGCTTCGAAGCTTATACACCTATAAATGGAAGAACTTGGGATACTGGTACTGCAACTGGAAATCCTTTAAGACACGTAGGACAATCTAAAACTGCTCTTGCTGCAGAAGAAGTTATTGATATGACCCAATATCAACCTTTTAATGATTTTAAACTAAAAATAGTACGACTAAGCGAAAAGGATAGAGCATACTACAATAGTTTTTCTCAACCTCATAATTATCATTATACAAGTAATACTCAATGTACAATAGGGTCGCTTAATTCAATATTAAAAGAAAATTTAATTTATCCCTATACTGCAATGGCTAAAACGACTATAAATACTTCCAGTTTTACTTCGCCCCCAAAACGAATGTATCACTGTAAAGGTATGAAAGTTCAAGTCCCTACTAATTATGTAACTAGAGACGAGTCAAACAATGGAGTAGCAAACTATAGGCGAATAGATGAAGAGTCAATACATGCTACCCAGTATCAAGATTGGGATGGAGAATTAAGAGAGAATTTAGTATATACTAATAATCCTGCTTGGGTTTTTTACGATATTTTAACTAATAGTAGATATGGACTTGGTGCTTGGATGGGTACTCAGGACATTGATAAATTCGCTCTTTACAGAATTGCTAGATATTGTGATGAACTAGTTCCAGATGGAAATGGGGGTACGGAGCCTCGTTTTACTACTAATGTATATTTTAGAAAAGCTACTGATGCATATAAAGTATTAAAAGACTTAGCTACTACTTTTAGGGGGATGTTATATTGGCTAGACGGTAATTTATTTCCAGTAATGGATGAGCCAAAAGAACCTGTTTATAATTTTACATCAGGAAATGTTATAGATGGATTATTTAGTTATGAATCTACAGGTAGTAAAACTAGATCAAATCAAGTTTCTGTCACTTGGACAAATCCAAAACTAAATTATCAAAAAGAAGCAATACTAGTAGAAGATAAAGAAAATATTATAAGTACTGGTAGAATTATTTCTCAAAATGCCGTAGCGTTTGGAGCAGTAAGTGAAGGACAAGCTATAAGGTATGGAAGATGGAAGTTATGGACAGCAAAAAATCAAACTGAAGTAGTTAGTTTTTCAACTTTTATAAGTACAGCTTTTTTAGCCCCTGGAGATGTTGTAAACATACAAGATGCTGCCAGAAGCCCTTCAAAAGTTCAATATAGCGGTAGAATAGCCACTGAAACGGGAGTAGGGGCTAATACTAGTACTACAGAGATTACATTAGATAGATCAATAACTTTAATTACAGGATCTACATATGAATTAAGTGTACTTATGGAAGAACCTGCAGTATTTCTAACTCAAGAAACGGCAGTAATTACAGGAGTAACATATAATAGGGGAGATTTATTAGCTGGAGAATATACAGAATCTGAAGCTTTAAATATTATTCAGACAACTAGTAGTAATGCACCTATACTTGCAGATGGCTTAGAGCAGCCTGTAACAGTAGCTTGGCAACCCCATACTAGAGTAGAAACTAGAGATGTAAGTACTAGTTCAGGATCAACAACTGATTTAACTGTTAGTCCTGCTTTTTCGTCAGCTCCTGCTTCTCAAACTATTTGGGCAGTAAAAGAAACAACAGCAGAAGATTTAGAAGTACACGGATCTAAAAAACCCTATAAGATTTTATCTATCGCTGAATCAGGCGGCTCTAAATATAATATTACTGCGGTAGAACACTATAATGAAAAATTTACTGAATTAGATAAAGATTTTGTTTTATCCATAGATGATCCGGTATGGCCTGCACTATCTCCTAGTGATGTTGTTCCTCCACCTACTAATTTTTATGCAGTTATCCAGAACTTAAATGAGTTTGGAGCTATTCCCAATGATGTTTCTCTACACTGGGATCTTCCTACTGTATCAGATTCTGATGTAAGTACTGTTTATCAACATGTTAAACACTATGAAATATGGCATGACATCCCCAGTACTCCAAATCCTTTAAAAGTTACTACCAATAATACAGGCGTTAAGATGAATGTAGGAAATGGCGTCTATACTATAGGGATAAAAACAGTTAATGATCTTGATAGTGTTTCAGTTTTTTCAAATATTATTACAATTACTATAGGTGATGATGTTAATCCACTAGTTCAAAGACAGTTTGGTATTCCTGTAGGAGGAACTATATCTAGAGCAATATTTTTAGCAAGTACTACTGGGCCTACAACACACAAATTTAGAATAACAAATCCTGCTTATAAGTTCAAGGCTATAGGGGCGCCGAGCCGTGTTATAGTACCTTCCAATACTGCTGATAATAATATACAAAATATTAGTGATATAGATACTTATACTTATACTGGTAAAACTGAAACTGAAAAAGACCTAGCACATCATTATGTATTTTTTGATGCAAGTGATACTAGTGACCATTTAAAACTTATAAAATATACTAAAGATACCGATCTGGGGATAAATTATTGGTATGACACAGGCACGGGAGATACCACTGCTAGTGCCAACTTTAATGTTGCAGGTTCCGGTACAGTAACTATAGCTGCAGACAGTGAAAGAGTAGTAGGTACTAGTACCGCCTTTGAAACTGATTATAACGTAGGGGATATAATTTATTTTAGTACTACTAAAGCAGCTAGAATAGCTCATATTGCTGATGATGAAGATATGAGAATACAGGGCACTTTTCCTACTGCTACATCTGGTAATCATTATCCTAATAAATTTAAGTTTGATGCAAATGCAGATTCCATAATAGCTTGGGCAGAAAATGATACAACTGATGGTTTCGATATACAATCAATAAATTTGATAATAGATGAAACTTTAAATACTAGACTTGCAGACTTAGATTTTGTCCCAAGTATATTAAATTTTGACGGAGCAGATCCTCCAGAGCTTATAGAAGATTATGATTATTTAGTACCAACAGCTAGAGCGATCGGATTTGATAATCCAGAATTTAAATTAATTGGAGACGGTTTTTCTCAAACGACTTCTAATGCTGACAGTAGTTTCACTAATAATGGTACTAATACTTATACTAGAAATCTAGCTAAAGTAGATACTCATGGTACTACGGATATGATTTTTACTATACTTATTAGGGAGACTGATGACCCCGATAATCTTGCAAAACAAGCGAATAAAACAGTAACTGTTCCTTTTGTTAAAGCTGGAGCTTCAACATATACTTGGATCAAATATGCTTCTAATTCTACAGGAACGGCGGATTTTGGAGATACATATATTGCGGGTACTACACTATATATAGGAATGGCCTTTAATAAAGTTACAGATGTTGAAAGCACTACACCTGGAGACTATACTTGGAGTTTAATTGAAGCAACTGATGGTCTCCCAGGAGGTTCGGGAGATGATGGAGCCTCTATAAATATAGTTTTTAAAAGAGCAGCTACTGCACCAAGTACTCCGAGTAACTCTACAGGGTCTGTTCCTAGTGGTTGGTCAGATGATCCTCCTTCAGGAACAGATTTATTATGGGCTTCTCGTGGAAAGAAAGCAGTAGGATCCAGTGTTTATATATGGACTACACCTTTCCAAATAGAAGGAGAAGCGCACGCAGAAGTATATATTTATAGATTAAATAATAATACAGCTCCTTCTGGTGGTAGTTATAACTTTACAACTAATACTTTAACTGTTCCTAGTGGTTGGGTTAAAGACCCTCCATCTCTTGCAGCCAATGATGATAAAGTATATGTATCCGTAGGTTTAGCTTCTGGAGCTAATACAGCAACTGCAGCTACTGTTGATTGGGGTGCGGTAGCTTTATATGCACAAAGAACAGATGGGATTGAAGGACATAAAACTGGTACTGCTACTTTATTTCAAGTTAATAGTAGTAATAGCACTCCTCCAGGTGACCCAAATGGAGATTTAACTTATACCTTTGCTACTGGAGTAGTTAGTGGTAGTAACTTTAATGGCTGGTCAAATGATAGACCTGATACTTCTGCATCTAATCCTTATAGATGGGTTATTCTAGGCCCCGCAAGTTCTAGTGGTACTAGTGATATAATAACGTCAGGTGACTGGGCAGGAGCTGTTTTAGATAGTGCAGAAGGTTATCAATCAGCAACTGTTTATTTATATCAACGTAATAACAATACTGTGTCCTCTCCTGATGAACCAAGTGGAAATTTAACTTATACATTTTCTACTAAAGCTCTTAGCAATGGTAATTTAGATGGTTGGTCTCAAACTATTCCCAGCACTGGAGATTATATACATGTTACTACAGCAATAGCTTTAGCAGTAAATAGTGCTACTAGTGATGTAATAGCTTCTGGAGATTGGGCAGACCCAGTAGTTTTAGCTCAAAAAGGTGATCAGGCGGATGGTTATATAGAATTAAATATTTATAGAAGAGCTACTGATGAACCGGATACACCTACAGGAGGTTCATATAATTTTGACACGAAAGTTTTTACTAGACCTGATGACTGGACTAGTTATATTCCTGGCGGTACAACGCCTGCTTGGATTAGTACTGGTGTAGCAGAAATGCCCGGGTCTACTGGAACAGACACTTCTCTTGGTTGGTCAGATCCTGCAAGTGTCTCTGGTGAGGGTGCTGCGGGGCCAAGAACTTCTACAGGTTATGTACATTATAATACACATGGTACTCCTGCGGCACAACCTGGAACAAGTGCTACTTATGATTATGATACTGGCGTAGTTGGGGGTATGACTACTAACTGGCAAAATTCTCCACCTATTTATAGTTCACCAAATGAAGATTATTATTATGCTTCATATACTGTTACTGAAGATGAATACGAGGGAGATGAAACTGTTGTTTTTGGAACTGCCGCTGTAGGAATGGGTTTTAGTACTTTAGTTACTTTTACCGAGAGCGCGCCTGGAGGAAGTTTCTCTCATATAGATGGGGGTTATATATCTACAGATGTTATTCAATCCCATGGTTATACTTTTCCTTCAGGTACTGAAAATGATCCTGACGGGTATTCAGATTCAGGGATGAAAATAGATTTACGAACAGGAAAGAAAGGTATTCGTTCCCCCGCATTTTATATAGATGCAGAAAATGGCGACGCAGTATTTAGTGGAACTATTGACGGTGCTGACGGAATATTTAAAGGTTCTTTACTAGTAGGCACCGGAGCAGATCAATTTAATGTAAATACTGCTGGTATTTATTTAGGAGACGCAGTATTTAACAATGCTGAATTTAGCGTAAATCCTGCTGGATATTTAAAAGCTTCGTCTGGTAATATAGGTGGTTGGGATATTAGTACAACAAAACTTAGCGGAGGAACTTCAGCATCTACAATTAAATTAGAACCTACAACTGGTATTACAATAGGTACAGCTAATGATATATTTAGAGCCTCTTCTCTTGGAATACAGCTTGGACACGATACTTTTACGTCTGCACCTTTTCACGTAGATCCTCAAGGGTGTATGACAGCCTCAGATGTTACTCTGACAGGTTATGGAAATAATACTTTAGAATGTGCAAGTATTAAGATTATCGGAAGCGATAAGGTCGATATAGGAAATAACGTTCAACTAACAGTTGGTGATGATACTTATAATGTTGTAGGATCATTTGTAGATACTGGAACAGCGGATGCCGCAGCTCTAGTAGGAATAGGTTCAGAGATTGGTGGTGCTTTTAGAGGAGCAGAAGGCGGATTATACGCAGATTCTGGTGGTGGTGGAGATGGCTGGGGCTGGGTTGGACATTCATCAGCCGGAGTATACGCCAATAGTTTACTCCTTGATGGCTGGGGTGCTTCAATAAATGGCAATTCTTCTAGTGGATGGTTGCAACATGATGGTACTTGGACTACTCCTACTGGAACACTTCCAACTCAATCTGATCCTGGAACTGTAGATAAGTTTTTACAATCAGATGGAACAGATGCAAGTTGGGTTACTGCTGGGGGTACAGGAACTGTTACAAGTGTGGCTACAGGAAACGGATTAACTGGAGGGCCTATTACAACTACTGGCACTATAAGTATTCCTGATAATGCTATAGGAACAGATGAGCTTAATGTAACTGGTGATGGTAATACTCTCCAATTTTTACGATCAGATGGAGATGGTTCATTTACTTGGGCTCTGCCTGCTTTTACTCCTGGTGCAGATTCAATTAATGATACACATATTGATTGGGGTACGGGAACAAATCAAGTAAGTACAGCAGACGTTCCAGAAAATACAAATTTATACTATACTGATGCAAGAGTAAATACACATTTAAATACTGGTACAGCAAGTACAAATGAAGTACTAAGTTGGAATGGTTCAGATTATGACTGGGTAGCACAAAGCGGTGGTGGCGGTGGTGGAGACATTACAGCAGTTGTAGCAGGAACTGGTTTAAGTGGTGGTGCAACAAGTGGAAGTGCTACAGTAAACTTAGCAAATACGGCTGTATCAGCAGGTACCTATGGTAGTGAAACATTAAGTGCACAAATTACAATAGATGCACAAGGTAGAATTACAGGTGCCACTAATAAAACTATTAGTGGAGGTGGTGGCGATAACTATTATTTAAGTAGTATAACTCAACCTACCTCTGGTAATAGTTATACTGCTACTTGGGTAATGTCTGGAACAACAGACCGATCAATTGTATTTGGTGCTAATGCATTTAACTCTACAACTATTCCAACTAACAATAATCAATTGACGAATGGTGCGAATTACACAACAAATATCGGTGATATTACAGGAGTAACTGCTGGTGCTGGTTTAAGTGGTGGTGGTACTTCAGGTACTGTTACACTTACTAACTCTGGTGTTACATCTATTGCGGCGGGTAGTGGTATATCTGTAAGTGGTGCAACAGGGGCTGTTACTGTAACTGCTACTGGAGGGGGTGGTAGTGGACTATCTTTAGGTGAAACATCAAGTACAGCATACCGAGGAGATCGAGGTAAAACAGCGTATGATCATAGTCAAGCTGCACACGCACCAAGCAATGCTACAGATGATCAAACCGCAGCAGAGATTATCGCACTTGTTGGAACTGGAGATGGTAAGTTAACCACAAAAGACTTCACAGCCGCAGACCATACTAAGCTAGACGGTATAGCAGCGGGTGCAACAGCAAACACTGGTGACATTACAGGAGTAACTGCTGGTACAGGAATGTCTGGTGGCGGTACTTCAGGTACTGTTACACTTAACTGTACTATAGATACACCTGCTGAGGTTGGATTAGGAAACTTATCATCTAGTGGTAATAATCTATCAGGAGATTTTGTTGCTACTGGCAATGTTACAGCGTATTCAGATTTAAGATTAAAATCTAATGTTAATACTATAGAAAACGGTTTGGATAAAGTTTCTAAAATGAGAGGAGTTACTTATACTAAAGATTTCGAATCTGGAAGCGGGGTCATTGCGCAGGAACTAGAAAAAATCGCCCCAGAACTAGTACAAGATGGTAAGTACAAATCAGTAGCTTATGGAAATATTGTAGGGTATTTAATCGAAGCAATTAAAGAATTAAAAGATAAAGTGGAGGAATTAGAAAATGGGAACTCTTCAAAGTAGTGGAGGTATTTCTATAGGGGATTTACGAACTCATTTCGGGGGTCCCACACCTAGTGGTATGAATGCGTATTATAAAGGAGGCTCTTATGTACCTAATACTGTTTATAATGGAAGTGTTCCTTTTTCTGGAAGCTCTATTTCATTAAATCAATTTTATGGTGCATCTAATGAATCTTTTGCTATATCTGTTTCTTCTAATCCTGTCAATGAAGGTGGAACTCAAACTATTACTTTAACTACTACTAATGTCGCCGATGGCACCCATATTCATAATAGAACAACTGGTATTCAATCTGCTGATATAGTGGGAGATCCTCCTTTAGATGGAACATTTGTTGTTTCGGGTAATTCAGCTTCAGCCACTTTTACTGTAAAAGCAGATCTAGTTTCTGATGGCGGTTTCGACAGTAATGGATACCCAGTAGCTAATAATGAAGTTGCAACTACTACAATATATACAAACAGTAGTCGTAATGTTCCTATAGACTTAAACAATGGTTCTATCAGTTGGACAATTAATGATACTTCTTTAAGTTGGTATTTAAAAGTTTTAAGCCCTTCTTTAAGTGGTGGAATTTATACTGTAGAAGCTTCAGGAAGTGAAGTGACAACTGCAGATAACTCAGGATATACTACTGCTGCCGTAGATGTTAGAGCAGGTAGTACTGGCACATTTAAAATACAAGGAGATCTTAATGATCCTAGTTATTCAGTAGCTGCTGACCTTGATACTAGTTATGGCAATAGCGGCAGATTAGTTACTGCTGACAATGGCAATTCTCAATACTCAGCAAATCAAAATTTAACTTTTGGTGATGGCAATATTTATAGTCAAGGTAGTTGGGGAGATAATACAGCCCAACCTTCTCTTTTTATCTCCCGTGACGGCACATTTCCAGATGGACTGTCGGTCGCTAATAGCCCCTATGTTTTTACGATAAAAGAAAGAGGTAGATTTGTATTATCTGAAATTGGAGGCACTGGAAGAGTTCTTTATTCTCCTTATTGCATATTTAAAACCACACACACTTTAGAAGTATCGGCCCTTGGAGGATAGAAAAAATAATTTTTTTACTTTAGAATCACAACTGAAGAGGTAGCAAAAAAAATTTCTTGACATAAAATGTCAGGCTTGCTATAATAACAGCATGGAGAATTTAGATGACCGCAGCAGCTTATAACTTAAAGATAGATCAAGGGTCAGACTTTGCCCTCGACTTAGTTGTAAAAGAAGATGATGTAGCAAAGGATCTTACTGGTTATTCAGCTAGAGCACAGATGCGGAATACCAAAGGGGCTTCTACAGTAGCAGCTACTTTTACTTGTACTTTACCTGATCCTAGTGCAGGAGAGGTAAAAATGCAATTAACAAATTCAGCTTCATCCGCTATATCTGCGGGAAAGTATTACTATGACTTAGAAATATATACTGCTTCAGATGTAATAGTTAGTAGATTAATGGAAGGAACAGTTATTTTAACACCGGAGGTAACTAGATAATGCCAGGTCCAATATCAGTAGAGATTACAGAATCTGTAACAGAGATAGTAGCTACAGGTTCGAGTCCTGTTTTAACATTAGCACCCAGACATACGGAAGTAAAAGCTTATAATTTAGCGTTACCTGTAGGAGTTACACCAGCGTCAGCAATACTTAGTACAGCATATGGTTCTATAACTGCAACAAATGTGCAGGATGCTTTAGAACAATTAGCAGATCAAAGTTTTAGACAAGCTGCTGCACCTACAGGTGCTACTGTAAGCGAAGGTGATACTTGGTATGATACGGATGACGAGGATTTTAAAGTATACAGAGAAACATCAACTGGAGTTTTTGAGTGGGTACCAATAATGCTTGGAACCCCTCCAGGAGACTCAGATATAGTTGATGCAGGAGCTTTTTAGCTTAATAGAGTAATTCCATGGTACAAATAGTAAAAATTAAACGAAGTAATACTACGGCAGTACCTTCTACCCTTACTAAAGGCGAGTTGGCATATTCTTCTAACAGCCATAAATTATTCGTTGGACACCCAGGAGATTCTAGTGTAGAGGTAATTGGCGGTAAGTTATATGTTGATTATCTTGATCATGCTGCAGGTACTTTAACTGCTTCTAGTGCTTTGATAACAGATGCTAATAGTAAACTTGACCAATTAAATGTTGATAATTTAACATTTAATGGTAATACTATTAGTTCTACTGATACTAATGGTGATATTAATATTAATCCAAATGGCACTGGAAATCTTACTACTTCTGGTGATTTAATTGTTGCAGGTGATTTCACAGTAAACGGTACAACTACTACTGTTAATACTTCAACTATGACTGTTGAAGATCCATTATTGGCTTTAGCGTCTGATAATACTGCGACGGACTCTGTAGATATTGGTTTTTACGGATTATATGATACATCGGGTTCACAAGATGCATACTCTGGACTTTTCAGAGATGCGACAGATAAGAAATGGCATTTATTTAAAGATAATCAAGCAGCTCCTGGTACAACTGTAAATAAGAATGGAACAGGATACGAAATAGCTACTGTAGTTGCTCACTTAGAAGATAGTTCAGTAGCAATTACAGGCGGTAGCGTAACAGGAATTACAGATTTAACCGTATCAGACGGTGGAACAGGACGAAGCTCTTTTACTACAGATGGTATTTTATACGGTGATGGAACTAGCGGCGTAAAGGCCACAGCGGCTGGAACAGACGGGTACTTGCTCGTATCTAACTCCGGTACTCCCACATGGACAAGCACTGTCGATGGGGGCACTTTCTAAATGTCACAAATAATTAAGCTCAAGCGGTCTAGTACTGCTAGTGCCGAGCCTACTACCGCTCAACTTGCTCTAGGTGAAGTTGCAATTAACACCTATGATGGCAAGATGTACATCAAAAAAGATGATGGTACTGAAGAGATTATAGAAGTTGGTTCTAGTAGTGGCGGTCTTGTATATGTAAAGACTACTGTTACTGCCACAGCAAATCAAACACTTTTTTCAGGTCTTACTTATACAGTAGGGCTTGTAGACGTATATATGAACGGGGTCAAATTAGTTGTAGGAACAGATGTGACTGCTGCTAATGGATCAAGTATAACACTGGCCTCTGGAGCAGCAGTAGACGATATTATACAAATAGTTGCATTTGCGGAGTCAGGTAGTTTTCGACAACATATTATTAAAGCAGATGGTGGAAGCGCTACAACAGCTTATACAAGCGCACAAGTTATAAACGGAGGAAATGCTAGTGGCTGATGTTATACAAATTAGAAGAGATACTGCATCCAATTGGACTAGTACTAATCCTACTTTAGCTAGTGGAGAACTAGCACTTGAAACTGATACTGAAAAACTTAAAGTAGGAGATGGTTCCACAGCTTGGACATCTCTTTCTTACTATACATTAGGAACTTTAAACTATGCCCCTTTAGCTGGAGCAACTTTTGCTGGAACAGTAAACGCTCCTACAATTAATGCTAGTACGACACTACAAATTAATGGTGCAACAATTACATCAGATGCAAGTGAATTAAGCATACTAGACGGGGTTACAGCAGATAAAGATGAAATCAACAAACTAGATGGTTATACTGGCGATGTAACAGACTTAAACAAACTAGCATCAGTAACGTCTTCTGCAACTGAATTAAATTTATTAGATGGTGTTTCTGGACTAGTTCAAGCAGACCTTACAAAACTAGCGGCAGTAGACGCTACTGCGAGTGAATTGGATTTATTAAATGATTTATCTAGGGGTTCTATTCTTTATGGAAATACATCTGGAGCGACTACAGTTCTTACTAAAGGAACAGTGGGGCAACTTCTTAAAAGTGATGGCACAGATATTGCTTGGGGAGATGCTCCTTCAGCGACTGTTGAAGTCACAGACAGCACAGCAAATATAAATTTTCCTGTAGTTTTTCATAATGAGTCTAATCTACTATTTGATGATACAGGAGCATTACGATATAACCCAAGTACAGGAGAATTATTAGTTCCTAAACTTACTGTTGCAGGTACAACTACTACAGCGGATACTGTAACCATGAACGCTGCAAATGCTGTAGTATTTGAAGGTGCAACTGCAGACGCTTATGAAACTACACTTAGTATCATGGATCCAACAGCAGATCATACTCAATATTTAATTAATCAAGGTGGATATATTCCAGTCTTAGCAGCCTCTACAACTACAGCTATCACTTCAACTCCTGCTGAATTAAATGTTCTTGACGGTATTCCATTAAGTGTTACATCTACAGAGCTTGCTTATATAGATGGAGTTACTTCAGCTATTCAAACTCAATTAGATTCTAAAGGTGCTGTAAATAATTTGACAGATTTAGGCTTAACAGCATCGGCAACTGAGTTAAATTATGTAGATGGAGTTACTTCGTCTATTCAAACTCAAATTAGTACTCACCATAGTTCTGCTAGTCCCCATGCCTATTTAGGTACTCCTACTACTGGAAATTTGAGCAATTGTACTGTTGATGGAACAAACGGGGTTGGTTTTAAAAACGTACCACAAAATTCACAAAGTGTAAATTATACTTGTGTTCTTGCTGATTCAGGAAAGCATATACATCACCCTTCTAGTGATGCTAATGCAAGAACTTATACACTTCCAGCAAATAGTAGTGTTGCTTATCCGATAGGTACTGCCATTACTTTTACTAATATGACAACTCAAAATCTTACTATCGCAATAACAGCGGATACTATGTATTTAGCTGGAACAGGGGCACAATCAACAGGAAATAGAACATTAGAATACTATGGAATAGCAACAGCATTAAAAGTTGATACTACAAAATGGTTGATTTCTGGTAATGGATTAACATAATATGAGCGGGATTTTGCAGACGAGCATAGGATCTCTCGGCGGATCAGGAAATCCTGAAGGACAACAAGAATATACTAGTCCTGGTACCTATAGTTGGACTGCTCCTACCCATGTTGAGAAAGTGTCTGTTGTTGCTGTTGGTGCAGGAAATTATTCTGGTTCTCCATATGCAGGTGGTGGTGGTGGTTTAGGATGGAAGAATAATATAACAGTAGTACCAGGTAATTCATATACTGTAGAGGTTGGTAATTGGGCGGACGGTGCACAAGCTGGAGATTCATATTTTATTAATGATACCACTGTTAAAGGAGGAGGCGCTGGTTGGGGTGGTTCAGGTGCTCAGTATTATAGGAATGGTGGAACCTACGTAGGTGATGGTGGTGGTAATGGCGGTTTGGGTGGTCATTCCCCAGGTGGATATGCAGGAGCTGGTGGAGCTGGTGGATACAGCGGCAATGGTGGCGATGGCGGAATTGACAATAGTGGAGGCGGCGGAACTCGTGGAGCTGCTGGCGGTGGTGTAGGTATATATGGCGAAGGCTCTAGTGGCGCTGGTGGTGGTTCAGGTGCTTATTCGGGTCAGGATGGCAACGGAGGCGGAGGCGGTGGCGGAGATGGTGATTCCTATGGAAGCTATCCCAACTCAGCAGGTGGTGGTGGCTCTGGTGGTGAAAATGGAGTGACATCAGGTACACCAGGCGGAAACTTTGGTGGTGGCGTTGGCGATATTGTAGAAACCTTTAGCTGGAATGGCATAGGTCCAGGAGTCGGAGCTGTAAGAATAATTTGGGGGACTGGTAGATCGTTCCCTAGTAATAATACTGGAGATGTATAATATGACTAGAGCAAGAGATTTAGCAGATAGCGGAGCAGTAATAAATCATTTAGATGATATTACTTCTGATGTTCAAACTCAGATAGATGCGGCAGAGGCCGCTGCTGCCGCCGCTCAAGCTGCTGTTAATGATACGGCTGTAGCGATGGCTATAGCATTAGGAGGCTAATATGGCTAATGCATTCAAAAATAAAGGGCTTAGTCTTACTGCTACCGCGCAAACAATGTATACAGCTCCCGTAGCGACTCAATCGGTGGTAAATGCATTATTTTTAACTAACATAACTGAAGCTTATGAGGGTCTTGTAACTATTATTGTTAATGATACCTCTGCAAGTACAGACTATAAGATTCTTTATAGAGCGCCTGTCCCACCCGGCAGCACATTAACATTTGATAAACCGATAAATCTAGAAGCGGGGGATAGTCTAAAAGCTTTAGCTTCAAGCACTAATCTTATGACCGCATTCTTAAGCGTATTGGAGGTAACCTAATGGCTTATATAGGAGCTCAACCCGGCGATACACCATCACACAGTCATGAGGCTTTCTATGGCTTTAAATTGGATAAAAGTAATGGCGGTCTAACTGTAGATATCATAGATGACGCCACAGTGAATTTACCTGACAGTGCCTACATTCAAGATGGCAGTGATTACAAGGACTACTTCTGGTCACAAAATAAATTAGTATACCAATGGGGTACAAACGGACATTTAGAGGTTGTATACGAATGATTACCAACCTAAAAATAATTTTTTTACTTTAGAATCACAACTGAAGAGGTAAGGAAAAAAAATTCTTGACATAAAATGTCAGGGTTGCTATAATAATAGCATGGAGAATCAAGACAAATGAGTACAACTATTGATCTAGGAAAACTACGATTTAATTGGGTTGGGGAGTGGGCTTCAAATGTCCAGTACGAGTCCAATGATTTAGTGCGTTACGGTGGTGACGTGTTCGTTTATATTTATGGGTTGAAAACAAGCGGTAATTTAACTACAAACACAACCTACTGGGCATTAGTTCAAGAAGGATTATCGTGGAAAGGTGAGTACGCCGCAGCAACTGCATATAAGATTCATGAAGTAGTACACCATGCTAATAACGCATATGTATGTATTCTTAGTGAACCAGCTGCGGGTAATGCACCTCCAGAAGCTACCTACTGGCAGCTACTCGCTACAGGTGTTAAATTTGAAGGCGCGTACGACAATTCAACGGAATATCAGGTAGATGATCTCGTCTATTATGGTGCCAATACTTACATCTCTGTTAAAAATTCATCTGGAGGCAATCTTCCTACAGACGCAACGTATTGGAATACATTCTCACATGGTATTCAATGGGAAGGAGTTTATAATAATTCCTCCTCTTATCAGAAAGATGATGTAGTCACTTATGGTGCTAATGTATATATTTCAAAAATGGACAACGTGGGTCAATTACCCACAGACACAGCTAAATGGGATGTGCTCACAAG